CAGCCTTTTTAGGAGTTGCAGCCTTCTTAGAAGCCGGAGCAGCAGCTGGGCGACTAGCCGTAGCCTTAGGCGTAGATGCAGCAGGCTTTTTAGCGCCTTTGAATGCAGCTGCTTCAGTCTTTTTGTAGTCCTTAGGCAGGTTTGCCATGGGACGCTTGGCGGGTTTTGCAGCTTTAGGTTTGCCACTGCCTTGACCACTCCGAGACCCACTGCCTTTGGGAAAGCCAGGCATATCCGCTTTGGTCAGCGGGCGAATTTCATTGGCACGCTTACGCTTAAGCGCAGCAGGACTAAGCAGGCGATCTTGGATAGCATTTGCCGCAGCCAAACCGGCAGTAAGCAGTCCGCCACGACGAGCGTTTCTAACGCCACGAGCTTTACCAAGCTTTTTGGTCATCCGCTCTAAAATTTTCGGAGCATTAGCCCGACCACGCAGAGCCGACGCACCACGCTTGATGCTAGGCTTCATTGCCTTGTCTAGCTCTGCCCGGCGAACAAGAGGACGCCCGCCTTGCCCACGCTTACGCGCTTGAGCAGCCTTAGCTGCAAGCTTACGCATGGTAGGCTTATTGCGGTTAACCATAGTGCTGCCACTTTTTGGCTTAGCCTTGGCAGCTTGAGCTTCACGCCGCAGACGCATCTGCTTTTGGCGCATTGTTTCCGCAGGCTTTTTAGCCTTACTTTTTTTCTGAGGCATGATCAGCTAGCCTCAACGGATTCAGCCAGACCGAAACCATCGGCATCAACAGCACCAGCAGTGTTGACTGCGGCGTTGATCAGAGTAAGAAGAGCCGCCACGGTATAGGAGGCGTCAGGGGTAGACACAGTAGTATCACCACGGTAGGCAGCGCCTACATTTTGAGAAGCGGGAAGAGTGGCGAGGTCGCCGTAAGCAGTTCCGCCAGCAGGATTAGTAGCCATTGTTTTTAATAATTAACAAGTTGTCCAGGACAGGACTTTGGAGAAATTGTCAAGAGAAAATGATTCTTGACCAACCCACCAGCTAAGCCAGTGGGAGGAGCCTTTACTTTGGTTGCACGAAAGGCAGGCACAAACCATGTTATGAGTTGTGTCGTGACCTCCTTTTGCTTTTGGGTGAATGTGATCTAGAGTCAGGTTGTCGTCAGCTCCGCAGTAAACACACTGGTTACCCCAGTGTTCTTTAATCGCTGCTCGCCACATTCGTTTTGCATCAGAGGAGGTCATGGCCTTAAGGTGAAAAAGGTAGGCAGAAGGGTCTTTGAGAGGCATACCTCTACGGTGGTTTACTTCTTCTTTTTCTTGGGCCAGCCCTGCTTCATAGCCTTATAGGCCTTAGGGCTGATGGTGGAGTTCTTTTTAGAACGGGATGTACCCGCCTTTTTACGTTTGTTAATGTTACGGACTAAGCTCATTTTTTAGTAGACCTACCATTGTGTCCGTTGCGTGCGCGGTTCCGGCTTCTACTTTCGAGAACCAGCTTCCCCTTTTTCGTATGGGAAAGGTCGGGGCCACCCTTCCCAGCAATGCCGCGTCTGCGGCGTTCCGTCCAGCGTTCTTCAGACGCCTTTTTAACAGACGGTTTTTTATTTAGTTTTCGTTGGTACGCTGCTTTTTTAGCCGCCGCTTTACGGTTGCTTGCGTAGTATTTAGCAGACTTACTCGTTCCTTTTCGCATGATCAAAGAAGACTGCGTTTTCAAGCCGCTCAAGGCGGACCTCAGTGTTGCTGCTGGTTTTAAGCAGAACCTCCACAGACTTTGCAATCTCGTGAAGGGTCAGTGTGTGCCAGCTAAACAAAGCTAGCCCAGCAGCAGCAATGGTGTTACGAACTGTTTCGTTAGAAAATGACACTTTCCACATCCTCCACCTCAATCTCCGGCAGGGTAGCAAACAGCTCAGCAAGCGGAGATCCAGAAACTGGAAGACCGGTAATGTTATTCTTAGACAGCCAATCAGCGGCTGCCTTGATGTCTTGGGTCGTAGCGACACCCGACTTAATGCGGGCAATCAGTTCTGTCGTGACGAGCCCATGAAGTTCGTTGAACTGATCTTCGGTGGCTCTAGTCATGATTAGGTGGGACGTGCGGCCCAGATGGGCTCAGTAGTGGTAAGTTCGATTACAGCCCGTTCCCAACGACCATTAGGATCGTCAATGTCCGTGCCATAAAAAGCGTCACGATCATTAGCCGGAGTACCTGGGTCTACAATAGCCGGATAAAACCGACTGACTCCGCAAAATTCAAAAGTGCTTTCGCCGGAAGCGTGTTGCCAGAGAAGGCGACGATGTTCAATTCCTTGGGAATCAGTGTACCCATCAGAAAAATCATCGTAGGCGTATTCCGAAATGTCGGGGAAATCGCCGTCGTGATAAGGAGAATGTGCCATTAGTTCGATAAAATCGGATTATTGGTCTTTGGTAAGTGAAACAATGGGTACAATGTCGTGGCAAAGCACCTCAACCCGTGATCCAGGTCGAAAGGTGAAGCCTGCTTTCATAATTTCAGTACATTTAAGGGCTCTAACAAGCTCATAATCAAGCCTGAGCTTCTCTTCTTGGCGTTTTGCTATCTTTTTACACTGCTCAATCATGCCTCCGTCAAGCGGAACGCTAAAATTAAGCTGTGCTCCAAAGTTATTGGTTCTAGTATAGCTGTCTGGCATGACATCATTGCCCATATAGAACGGACTAAACGTCATTGTCGAGCCATTACAAGAGTTACCAGGGCTAAATTGCTGCCTGCTAGGCGCTCCATTGTTCTGAAATTGCACCGCCTGATTGGTAACATTGCCAGTTGCTGCCGCGATAGGCGAGGCGTTGTTACTGACGGTGGGTTCTTCTGCTCTTACCGGTGCTACTGTGAGAAGACCGACAAGGAGGTAGTAGTAGCAGAGTAGTCGATGTCCCGGGTGATGTCGATTGTCTCGACGATTCCGGCTGCTCGCTCGGTGATTTCCAGCTGCCACGGTTCTCCAGAAGTAGTCACGGAGAATGTGGTAGTTGAATCGTTGATGTCCCCGCTCGGGGTTACGTTTGTTCCAGACCATGACTTGTACGCTCCACCGTACACCTCAGTAGCGATGGTTTCTGTGATGGTTTGGGTGGTAGTAGTTGTGGATTGCATTGACCCCTGGGTAAACTGTGGGGTAACAGTCTGTGCCATAGCCGCAGAAGGCAGCATCAGCAACAGAAAGAGTAGTTTTTTCATTTGGGTGGATCCTGTTTAGTGTTCTTGTCGATGCGAGAAATACCATACGACGCCAACGTGCCAGACAAAAGGCTAGCCACGAACGTCGGATCCATCTTTTGGAGCATTCCCATGTATGAGGCTGTCAAAACACCGGCACTCCAAACAAGTACAAGTGCTTTCACTATTTCACTAAAGAAATCATGGAAAAAGTTATTCCGTTTCTCCATTTTTAGATTTGCGAGTCAGTAATTTCTTGATGATTGGTTTCAAGACTTGTACTGTCCGCTTGAAAACTGCCGTAGCAGTTAATGTGGCAAGCACGGACACAGTCGCAGTGGTTCCTGCTGTTACAAGAATTTCGTTGCTAGGCAGCGGTACTTCCAGGTCCGTCCCAGGCACGTCAAGATAACGCACCTGAGGCGGAGTCGAAGGAATGGGTGGTGTAACAGGGGGTTTCTTTGGCTGTGGCTCGCTTCTTTCATCAGAAGGCTCAGAGCTTTTGATACCCGGAGGTGGACGCAGGTCGTTAGGAGGCACTACAAGCGGCTTATACGAGGGTAAAGTCGCCCGTGGCACCTCCAGTACCGGACGTGGTAGCTGAGGGGGCTCAGGAAGCCTTAGAACCGGCAATACCGGAGGCTCACCGAGGTTCATTCACCAAAGAGACCACGCTCGATAAAATCAACGGCTTGGTCATCGACGGTATTGGTCGATTGTTCAGCCAGTTTGCGGAGAAGATCCACAACAAGGCGCTTGACTTTCTCGCTGTTAAGGAAGGAGAAAAGAACAGGACGGATAAGTGCAATCATGATGTTTAATGTTGGTGATTAGGTTGATTACATTCGCAATAGTCAGGTATCTCAGTGATACCAATTGCTTCTTTTTCAGCTTTTGTGTGATTCCGTAGCCAGCCAGCAGGGTATTGATTACCTTGCTTATCCACAAAAGGAATGTCTGGCTTAAGGACGTGACCGTTATAGATTTGTGCCATGGTAGTTATCGTGCGGTAGCGGGCGAAACACCGTCCCC